AAAAAATGTGACCCGGACTGGAAACAAGAAGACGATGATATTCGACTAGGATTGCATTCTTGTGTGGAGGGACCTTATGTTCTCTACAAGAATAAAATTTTGGCATTTGCTGCCGGAATGATGTCTGGATTTCCTGGAACAGCTCCCGAGAATTCTGACATCAATTGGGCACTATTTGCATCAGTATTCATAGAGTTAGCAAGAACGAATGCACCAGAATTGGCTACATTTGAGGGCTTTATGTCTATGATAAGGCTCGGGGTATTTGGCGATGATAATATCGTAGCAGTTAATCTAAGAGTACAGGAATGGTTCCACTTTAATTCGTTTAAAGATATCGCTATGCGATGGGGATTTTCCGTTACCGACATTGGAAAAACAGGACTAGCACAACCGAATTTGCAAAACATCGATGAAATGGAGTTTCTTAAAAGAACCACTGGAACAATCAACGGATTGAAAGTCGGTCAACTTCATCTCAAAGGAATAATGAAATCTTTTATGTGGACATCTGACTCACCTTCCTACTCTTATGCAGAGAATCCAGACAATATTGCCACGCCGACAGAAGATGTCGTAGCGCAAATAGAGCAATCGTTCTGTGAATTAGCATTACATGGAGAGGAAATATTTGAGACTTATAAAGATCTTATTCTAGAGCAAACTGGTGAACTAGGAATGGAAATACATGTAACTTGGAAAGACTGCATGTATAAAATGGGGTATATTGTATAAATTCTAACTATAATAGTTTATTTATTCGGCCTTGGTTAATGTTAAAATTTAAAGTTTTCATTAAAGCGATAATTACACAATATTAATAAAATGGCATCTAGTCTATCAGCGCAACACAGTCAGACTGGATCAACAACAACTCCCAATGTTACACTCGATCCATTGGAGCAGGCTCCCACTGCTAAACAGGAAATTTTACATAATACCTCAACAGTGGGAATACATGCTCTAACACAGAGTGACTGGATTTACCATACAACAGTCACTTGGACGAGAGAGATGAACCCTGGAACGATTTTATATTCTACTCCAATTCATCCTACAAAATGTAACGAATATGTTGCATATATGGCCCGTATGTTTAATACGTTTACGGGTTCACAAAAATTCCGTGCGAAAGTTATTGGTACAGCTTTCTACGGAGGTGATATGAGGGCTGGAATAGTTCCCCCAAATATTCACCCAGATAAGGTGGCGTCGTTGCCTCTCACTTATCTAACATCGCTTCCCAATGTTGGTTATGACCCTAAAGATTCCATGTATGTGGAAATGGGAACCACAGACCAACGCAACGTAATGTACCATTACAATTCATCAGCTCCGGATTTCACAGATCCTTCAAGTTTCTGCGGGACATTCGTTTTGTACATAGTGGCCAAATTGGTAACACAGTCAAACGAATTTAACAACATTCAAGTCCTATTGGAATCGACTGGAGATTATGAATTTTCCCAACCAGCTCCGTTGGGAATTACACCGGGCCCAGACCCGGAGGATGCCTTGATGCCCTCTTGGGCATCCAGTCATCTTCTGGATCAAGTCGGGTGTGATGATAGAGCAGCAGATCCTGGCAACTTTAAGATCTGTGTGTTGCCGATAAATGTAGTATCGTTGCCAGCAGGTGGATTGTTCGCCTCCGGAATAGGAGGAAGATCTATGGACACATTCACTGGAACAACATTCTCAGACCGAGTTGCAACATACGTTGATCAAATTCAGAGAGGGTCCAATACTCTACATACTCTCGTAAACGGTACAATTAAGAAGGGAACTGTTTATTGGTATTGGTCTGCAGATACTGTTGAAGTACCTCCGATCAACTGTGAGGTGGATTCATATACCTTCGTATCACCATTTGGCGTGGGTATTGGGCAGACTTGGCAAGATTTGCCAAGTACTAAAATTGAAATTTCTGCAGATGGTACAGTAGAAGTAGATTTCGGAAGAGTCGATACCATTACTAACCAGACGCCTCGAACAGTGAGAGGGGCTTATGGATTGGGAATGGATACTGGCAACACACCAACAATATTGGATCCTTCTATATTTGCTGTGCATGGCAATACCGTGTGTAAGCCTATGGCACCGGGAGAGTCTATTCTGATTTTTGCGAATCTTAGGTATCGTACTTACAACGTGCAAACATATGCTATTTCGAAGGCAATGAAAGACATCACATTTGATGAAAATAATTCTGCCATATTTAGCATCCGTCCTTATGAGACGGGATTGCCGATACGTATGGTTCGCTTGAATCCCAATGGATTCTTTACGACCAATGGCTCTGAAGCACAGTTGGTGATCGAAGTGGATTGCTACTTGCAATTTGAGAGCTTTACTCCGCTGAATTCCCCACTACCACCACTAACAGGGGATTTACTGATTCATGATTATAATCTGCAGCGTAAAGGCAGACAAGAATTGAAAAGGTATAAACAAATGCGACTCCTTGCGGAGAAGGAGAGGACAATTATTAAACCAAAAGTGTAATATATTCTAACCATTATAAGATTTGTATATATCGTGTGATTTACTAAGTAAAATTTTGTTTTGTTTTAAAATATGTCAAGCAACGCTACAACCATATTGCAAGAGGCTAATGTTACAGTGTCTGACCTTGCCAGACAAGCTATTCTAAAGTTGAGTCTTAACGAATTCCAAGCTCTAACAACCATTTTCCGAACTCCCAAAGAAGAAGAAGCTCGAAGAGTGAAAGCCATTTTCGATTCTGTGCACATCA